CTTCAGCAGCGGGTCGACGACGTTCCGCACGCCGGCCCGCGCCGACGCTTCGAGGGTGTCGCCGAGCCACGACGCACCCTCCTTGACTTTGTTCCAGGCTGCCGACCCGGCACCGACCGCGTCGGATGCCCGGTCCTTGATCCAGCCGAAGATGCCGCCGTCCGCGAACCGCTGCACCGTGCCGCCGCCCGCGTAGCGGAGTGACGTGTCCGTCGATGTGTTCGGGTTCCCGCCGAGCATCGGGGCGAGGGCAGCCTTGACGCCCTGCGCGCCGCTGGACTTGGCGATCGAGTTCATCGTGCCGACGAAGCCGCTACCGACGGCGCGGGTGAACTCGGGCCGCATGATGGCCTCGCCGCCGCTGAGTTCCAGCCGCCCGCCGGTCGGCGAGACGAACCGGTGAACGTCCCGGCCCGGCGTGTAGCCAGGCATGATGCCGCCGGACGCGAACTTGTACCGGGCGAGCTTCGGCGCGCCGAAAGCGCCCGCGACGGTGTTCCAGACGCCGCGGATGCCGTTGTTGTACACCACGTCCACGACGTATTGGATGGGCTTCCGTGTAGCGGCACGGACGGCCTTGAACGCAATCTCGATGCCCTTCGAGGCCGCCTCGAACGCGCCGACCAGCCTGTTCTTCAGTGTGGTGCCCCAGCCGGGCACCGTTTTGGTGAAGAAGTCCCTGATCGGATAGAGGACGTGGCGCTTGACCCAGTCCCAGCCGTCGAACAGGCCCTCGACCATGCCCATCCACTGAGCGGTCACCCGGCTGCCGAGACTCCGCGCCCAACCCGGCACGGTCTTGGTGAAGAAGTCCCTGATCGGATAGAGAATGTTCGCCTTGATCCAGTCCCAGCCGGTCTTGAAGTAGCCGGGGAAGGTCTTCGCCCAGAAGCGGGCGAACGGGCCGGCGAACCAGTCCTTCACTGCGATCGCGGCTGTGCGGATTGCCGACCACACGGCCTTGACCGCGTCGCGGAACCACTCGCACTTCTGCCACAGCAGGATGACGATCCCGACGACGGCGATCACAGCGAGGGCAATCCACCCCCACGGTCCCGCCTTCGAGACGAGGTTGAAGGCGGCCATGGCGATGCTGGCCAGCCACATCGCGCCCGCCCACAGCACCAGCGCAAGCTGCCACGCGCGCGTAGCAGCCCACAGCCCCCACAGGGCGATGACCAGCTCCGGCGCCTTCGTCGCGATCGTGCTGACCGCAGACGCCATCCCGCCGAGAAGTTCCAGCATCGGCCCCGAGACGGGCGACAGGGCCTGCCCGATGTCGAGGAACGCGGTCCCGATCTTCCCGAGGGTGTCGGCGAGCAGCGGCGCATGCTCCGACGAGTACGAAAGGAACCGCTCGAACTCCGGGGAGCCCTTCAGGTTCTTGCCCCAGTTCGCGAAGCGGCCGGTCAGGCGCTGCATCCGCTCGGAGATCGAATCCATGTGAGGGAAGAAGGCCTGCATCACGCCGGCCATGCCCTTGAAGATGTTCCCGAAGGAGATGCCCAAGCCCTCGATGGCGGGCTTGATGGAGCCCTCGAGATCCTGCTTGAACTCCTTCCACCAGGGCTTCTTGAAGCCCTCCGACGCCCGGTCCTGCAAGCCCTTGATGGCGTCCGCGGCCTCCAGTACGAACGGTGTCAGGCCGGGCAGGCTGTTCTTGATGCCTTCGAGGGCCCGCGTGAAGATCGGCATGACGGCGGGCTGAAGTGCCCGCGACCAAGCACTGAAGGCGTCCTTCAGGTCGAGGAACGCGTTCATCGTGTCCCGCGCCGACGGGGTGAGTTTCGCGAGCTCGTCCTGGTACTTCTGCTGTGCGAGGGCAGCCTGATCGACGCCCCCCGCCGCTGAAAGCGACGCGGAGGCAATCTGACGCTGTGCCGATGCGATCGAGTCCGCAGCCGACTGCTGCGCCTGAGCAAGCTGCTCCTGAGCGCGAGCAACCGAGCGGGCCCCGTCCTCCTGCGTGCGGGTCACGTTCCGCTGGGACTCCGCGACACGCTCCTGCGCCTCAGCGATGTCCCGCTGCGACTGCACCGCCTGCCGGGCCGCATCCGAGCGGGCCTTCGACAGGGCCTTCTGCTGGTCGGCGACTCCCCGCTCCGCCTCCTGAAGACGCTCCTGCGCATCCAGCACCAGGTCGGAGCCCTCGACGCCCGCCTTGTCAGCCTTCTTCTTCTCAGCCGTGAGGCGCTTCGTCTCCGTGCGCTGATCCTCGAGCCGCTGCACCGCCTGGTCGTAGGCGAGCTGGGCGCGCTGCTGGTCCAGATACGAGGCGCTCTCGCCCTGCTCTCGCATGCGGACCAGTCGGGCGTGGGCCTCCTGTACGGCGAGGACAGCGTCCTGCTCAGACAGTGCCGCGTTCGCCAGCCGCGACTCGAGATCCTCGAGCTGCCGGGCCGCGTCCGCGCGGGCCTGGGTGAGATCCTGCTGCGCCTGCCGGGCAGACCTCTGCGCGTCCGCGAGGGACTCCTCCGCGCTGCGGATCTGCTCTGCAGCCTGCCGCTGCCGGTCCGCGGCCTGCTGCACCGCATCCGCCAACGACTGCCGGGCTTGCTTGACCTGGTCGGCGGCACGCTCGTTCGCCTCAGCAGCGCCCCGCACCGCATCCGAAACGCCCTGCTCGGCCTGCCGGATCTGCCTCGCGGCGTTGCGGTGCGCGGCAGCAAGAGACTGCTGCGCGGACGCCATCTGCAGAGAACGCTGAGCCGCCTGATTCGACGCCTGCCCGCCCTGCATCGTCGCCTGCGTAGCCGCATCCTGCGCCGCCTTCTGCGCCTGCAGAACCTTCCCGATCTGCATGAACGCGGGCGCCGCCACGAGAGCAATCGCGCCGATACCCACCGCGGCAGCCGTCGCCGCCGCAGCCACCGCACCCAAGCCGGCAGCCACCACCGGCAACGCCGGGATGATCGCCGGACCGAACATGATCGCGGCGCTGGTCAGCATGTGGAAGTTCGCTGCCGCCGACCGGGTATCCACGTCCACGCGCGCCGTCCGGCCGTCCAGCCGGTTCACCTGCGCATTGAACGCCGCCAACTGGGCAGACGCCGCCGCCGCATCCACCCGCACCTGAATGTCCGCATCCGACGCCGACAACCGGTCCAGACGGGCCTGCAACTGCTCCATCGCCGCACGCGCCGTCGCCGCATCCACGTCGATACCGAGCCGCGCATCCGACAGCGCCCGCATCCGGGCCTGAATGTCGGCGAGCTCCCTCTGCGCGTCACTGGAATCCGCGCGGAGCCGGATCTCAGGCAGCGTCGCCAACGCGGCCTGCAACTGAGCCTTCAGCGAGCGGGCAAACGTCGACCCCGTCTGCTGGCCCTGCCGTGCCGCCGGCGCCTGAGCAGTACGGCCACCCGCCGTCACACCATCACGGACCGCCGCCGTGATGTGGGCCGCCATTCGGCGCCCGATGATCCGGCCGACCTCGTCACCCACCGTCGACGCAGCAGGCACCAGCGCAGCACGAAGCTGCGCCTGGATACCGCGCGCGTTGGGAACGATGTCGACCTCGACGGAGCCGACGGAGATAGCAGGCACCAGGAGCCTCCTCCCAGCGCCCTATGCGGCGCCCCCTTGCAGCAGCTTCAGTAGCTTGTCCGCGGACTTCTCGGTGAGCTGCGCCCTCGTCTTCTTCGGCCCCGCACCGGGCCGGCGCATCGGCTCAGGCGGATCCGGCCGCTTCGACTTCTTCTCGGTGTTGACGCAGATCAGGACCCACTCCAGGCGGCGGATCGCGTCCACCGCCGCCGCGAGAAGCTGCTCCTGCTGCGACCAGCGGCCCTTCTCCGGCTCGCCCTTGTCCGCCTGCTCGGCGAGTTGCAGCGGGGTGAGCTCGTTCCGGAGGGCGGTCATTGTGTGGCTCTCGGCTGGCAGGTGTTCGATGAACACGCGCAGCCACCGCCACGACCGGCGCCCGGTGAGGACGTCGGCGATGTCGTAGTGCCGGTCGATGAGGTCGGCTTCTACCGCCTCCGGGTGCGCCCGCCAGATCGCGACCGTCCCCTGGACTTTCCCAGGGACTCCCCCGCCTTGCTGCTTGCGTCCTCCACAAACGTCAGCCAGTCCTCCATCGTCGGGTCGACCTCGAGGTAGAACTCGTAGTCGTCCGGGTGGAGGATCTTCTGCGCGAAGAAGTCGATCTGCCCCTGGTTCAGGGCCCGCTGCCACGAGGCGCGCCACATCGACGGCGGGATGACCTGCACTTCCTCACCGCACAGTTCGGCGGTGACGTAGCCGTCGGCTTCGATCTCCTGCGCGTCGGCCGCCGACACCTCGGTCTCCTCGACGTCCGGCTCGACGTCCGGCTCCTCGCGGCGCGTGGGCCGGGTTGCGGCGCGGGAGGCGCTGCGGGGCTTCCTGCTCGTGCTGGTGGTGGTGCGCGTACTGGCCACGGCGCGGGCTCCTCACGTGTTCTCGGCGCGGGCAGAAGGTAGAGGTGGACGGGCCGGGCCCGCGCCAACGGTGACACCCAGCGGGTGTCGACGGCCCGTCCACCCGTCTCAGGACCCCGTGTAGTCCGCGGTCTCCGGCAGCCGGTCGAAGTGGTAGACCGTGTTGCCCGCCTCGTCGGGGTAGGCCGTGATCGTCCACTCGTAGCCGGCGACCTCGTCCTGCTTGTGGTTCACGTCCGACCGCTCGGTGATCTCGCCCGCCGGCACGTAGAAACCCCGCTGGAAGGAGTCGCCGTCGAGGACGACGAACCAGAACGCGCGCCGGTCCGGGGCCGGGCTCGCGGTCTCCGCGAACGACGTCAGGCCCGCGGTCGGGGCGAGGTCCGCCACGTCCAGCCGGTACTGCAGCGACTGCACCGTCGTCCGGCCGGTCTCCCACACCGTCAGCCCGAACGTGCGCAGGCTGGACGTGATGGTCGTGCGGATCGGCGCCGTGAACCCCCACGGCGTGAAGGACTCGGAGTCCTCGTCGAAGCCCTGCACGAGGCCGTCGTCGCTGATGGCGCCGAGCGGCTGCCACGGGGCGAGCGGCTGGATCGCCGGGTCGCCCGGCGACGTGGTGCCCAGCGGAGCCGTCCATCCGCCGCCGTTCGCCCCCACCTCGAGCAGGTCCGCTGCGCGGGTGATCTGAACCATGATGTCTCCAGACATGCGAAAGCCCGCGCACGGGCGGGAACTGAAAGGGGCCTGGCGCGGGCCGAACAGCCGGTCAGGAAACCGGATGGCAGAAGATCTCGTAGGTAGCGCCCGCCCTGCGGAGCGCCGTGTTCTCGTAGGGCCTCACTGCGGGCAGGGTGATGGCTCCGGTGCGGCCGATGACCATCGTGCTGCTGTGCGACCCGCGCAGTTCGCGCGTCACCCAGGCGTGCACCTCGTTGGCCAAGGCGACCGCCTCCGCGCGGGTTGCCGCGTAGGTGTCGATGTCGACGAGCATCCGAGCCAGCTTGACGCCGTCGTCGTCGCCAGCCGGAATCTGATTGATCTGGATCGTCGGCAGCTCCTCAAGGAGCCGGTTGTCGAGCTCGTCCCGCACCACAGCGCCAGGGAAGCGGGCCGTCGCGCGGGTGATGAGCTCCAGCTCAATGTCGACGAGCGCGGTCACTGGTTCCGCCCGCCGATCTGTGCCGCCCGCAGCAGAACGTGGTGCGCGGGGACCTTCTCGGTGCCGTACTCCACCCAGCGGGCGTAGTAGGCCGTGTTCCGGACGTAGCCGACCGCACGGTCCCGGCGCCGGCCACCCCGGGCAGTGCTGTCCGTCTCCCACGACTCCTTGTAGTGGCCGGGGTGGGGACTGTGCGGGTCGACGGGGGACATGCCGATCGCGACGCCCTTGATGACCTCGGCACGCCGCAGCATCTCTGCCTGCATGCCCGGCATCCGCAGCATCTGCCCGATGCCCTTCCGCTTGACCTTGAACCTTGCGGCCATGCGGCCTCCTCTCGGTCAGCCGGTGACGCGGTCGGCAGCGAACTGGACGGGCCCGCGGGTGCCGGTGAACGGGGATCGGCCCCAGTCGCCGGGCTCGCCCGTGATCTCACAGACGACACCGCGGATACGGGCCTTGTCCGTCGTCCTCAGCGGCATACGAGGGTGGTCGGGTGGGGCGTACACGGTCCAGCCGACGATGACCGTGTCCCGCTCCTGCTGCTGCGAGCCGCCCACCTGCGGCGACTGTGCGCGCGGCGTGACGACGCAGCCGGTCAGGTCGAACGACTCGTCCGCGCCCGGGAGCGGCTGCCCGCGCGGATCCCGGCCCGGCGAAGGGCCGGTACGCAGGATCCGCACCGTCTCCCCGAACGGGTACGGGGCAGGCATCAGTACCCCCAGCCGGGCTCGAACTCGTCGGCGAACCCGGCATCGTCGATCGGCCACGTCGGCGACGGATTCGCGGTCCCCGGCGTCGGATCCACCGTGAACGCGCCGCCCCGGCCCGCGAGGGACTTGAGGGCGCTCTTGTCTGCCTTCGTCAGGTACAGGCCGCCAGAACCCTGGGGGCGCTGCACCGACATCGGGCCGATCGTCTCGTAGGACACCTGCTGCGGGTTCACATAGGCCCGGCCGGCGACGGACAGGACGACCGCCTCCGCACCCTCCGGGAGGGGCTTGACGATCGTTTGGCACAGGCTGGTCGCCGTCGCGATCAGCAGGTCCGCGCGCGCCCCGTCGATCTCCTCCATGCCCAGGTACAGGCCGAGCTGCTCAGCGGTCGGAGGGACGAATACCACGGTCGCCTCCTCAGGCCAGGGACTCCACAGCACAGCAC